AACATCAAGATCTTCTAATTGCTTTGAAAGATTATACGCTGATGTATTTCTTTCATTCCAACTCCACGATGATATATTCCCATAAATGACTATATTAGCTTCATTATCTGATTTTTGTAATGAATAATATTGCTTATTCATTTTTTATATCCTCTCCTTTCAATCGATTTTCAATAGTATCATAATTTTTAGTTATAAAATGAGTCTTACTAAAGTCATTATTTATTAAGTTCATTCCAGTTAAACTTCTTAAGTCATCTATACACACAAATCCACTTGCTATTAATTTATCTATATTATTAGCAGATTCTAATATGTCAATATGATTAATTTTAGACGTATCTACTTTAAAATATTGACCTTGTTTCCATGCATTACAACTATGTTTTCTATTACTTCCTTGTTTTCTAGTCAATTCATCACTCATCATAATTGCAATTGGATCTATTGCGAATGTTATAAATGCTTTGACTACATCATTAATATTAGTAATATTACCTGACATTAATGATAAAGGAATATTACACGCTTGAGCTACAATTTTAAATATTTCTTCTCTTAAATCTATAATATCTTTTACATCTTTACTCTTTCCATTTTGAGTCATATCTATAAGCTCATAGCCTTCATATTCAGTGTAAACAGCTTCGTTGCTATTAATAAAAATTTTTAATTGATCTTCTATCGCTTTTTCAAATGCTTCATTAAATTCATCATCTCCTATTTTCGTCATAGGCATTTTAACTTTATATTTTGAACCATTTGATTTCATATAAATTTTTTGTGCAAATCCAATTAATTCACTATATCCTTGATATATTCCGTTAATTAAATCTTTGACTTTTTTATTGTCTAATTCAAATAAATAAACTTCTTTAGCATGAAAAATTCCTTCTATATCTTTTCCATCAACAACTATATTTTTATATATATTTCCTTCAATAGGATCTTCATCTACATAAAAACTATCTGCACAAAATAATTTATTTTCTTTACTTATAACTAAAGCTTCTCCATCATAGTACATTTTTTCAATAACTTTATGCCAAAACTTACTTGCATTATAATTTTCATTTGGAGATATGTTCATAAGAAAATATGAATCTTCTTTAATTTCCACTCCATTTCTATAAGTTTTTATTTCACATTTTGATATTGCATTAGCTATATAACTTACCGCAGTATATAAAGCCATTTCTTTAAAATATATTTCTTGAATTAACGGTGTCATAATAACTTTTGTCGTGTTATTTTTTTTAGATGGAATCAGTTTTTCTAAAAAATCATACCAAGCCATACTATCACCTTCTTTCTAAGTAATAACTCTAATCTTTGGTATTTTTATTTTATCTTTTATTTCATCAGAGATAATCATTGCATTAACTAAAGCCATGAATCCATCTGTTTTTCTATAATTAGGCTCTATTTTTTCATATGTCATATTTCCATTTTTCTCAACTTTTTTAGTGTTATGTGTATACCAACACATTATAGGATTTGTACCATCTTCCGATACATCTCCCCATGCAAAGTTATGATTTATAAATACAGAATTAATAATCGGAGCAACTTTCATTATATCGTTAGGTCTAATTAGTCTTATGTTCTTTTTTTCAAAAGCATCAAACCCTATTTTCTTAAATGTTGAGTTTAATAAAGAATATCTGAAATTATCTATAGCAATTTTTAAAATGTTATATTTAGAACCCATTTCATAGAACCAATTAACTACATAGTCAGGAGATATTTCAACATCATTTACAAAAGTAAGATGTCCCATTTTCGCATACTTTTCTAATGGAGCTTTTATTCCTGGTAAATCTCTTGATTTCATACATACAAATGTATGATGGATAACATAATATACTTTATCTACTCTAAATACTAAACAACAAGCCACAAAGTCATTAGTTTTAGCATAATCAACACCTCCTACACATTCAAACCCTGTTAAATCTATAAGAGGTCTATTAGCTGCTAGAATATCATCCCATGTAGCAACTTCTAATTCTTTATTTCCTATAGGGAAGTTCATTCTTTTAGCCATAAACTCTGGAAAATAGTCCATATTATGTGGCATATCAATTACTTCTTTTTGTATCCTTGATTTTAACTCAGTAAAATCATTTAAAGATGGTATAGCTTTAATCCATTTTGTTGGATCATTCCATTCATTTTCATCTTCAATCCTACACCAAAATATCAAAGTTCTATTTAAAGGATTATATTCTTTTAAAATATCTTTAGCTTGATCTAATTCTCTGTCTAAAACTCCACCTCTTACATGACCATTAGTAGTTATAGTTATCGTTCTTCCATGTTTAACTTTACCTAAACCAGATGTAAGAGTGTTCATATTAGATACATCTACATATTCATGTTTTTCGTCAAAAATAATACATCCTGTTCTTTTTGAGTCTTTGCCTCGTTTAGACGATGTATTAAATCTTAAAACCGATTTTGTCTTTAATCCTGTTATTTCTTCTTTAGTCGCATTAAAATTTTTCTTAAGCTTTTCTTCATATGATTTTTTAACTGGTTCTTTTACTATTTCGTATACATCTTTAAATGTTGTTTTAGCTTGATCTTCACTGTTTGCTAATAAGTCAATATTATATCCTCGTATTCCATGAAGTGGACTTAAAAAATAAAAGCTTAAATATGAAATAAATCCATTTTTACCACTACCTCTACCAACAATGATGCGTATATCATTGAATACTATATCTCCATTATCAAAGAATACTCCTACTATTAATGCAAATAAAAATACTTCCCACTCAATCAACTTGTATGGAAAGTATTTCTGTAAAGATAAACCATCTTCTATTCTTTTTTCATCTATGTATACATCTTCTCTTTCAAGAACTGGAATTATTATATTGTTAATCATCAATTCTTGCTCATTACAGTGTTCTATTTCATTATTTAATATTTTATTTATATAAGGATCGATGTATTTACTATAACTCTTCATCGTCATCTTCCTCTTTAACAGTTATAATGTCATTTAATCCTAAGAACTCTAATATCTTTCTTCTTTCATTTGATGATTTTGTTTTCAAAGTTGCACTTTCATTATGTTTTATACCTTTTTTAGTTTCTATTAAATGACCTCTTTCATCTAAATCATTTTTATATTTATAATAATCCTTTAAACTATCAATATAAGATTCTATTTCTATTATACTTTGAATATTTTTTTTTCCTACTATCTCTAATTGATTTAAAAGTTCTTCTCTTATTTGGTATAAATTTTTACCATCAATTATTATTTCTGTCTGCTTATCTGATTTTTTTTGAATTTCTGTCCGCTTCCACCTATGCCTTTTTATCCATGTTTTTACGGTGGCTTCTTTTACAGAATACTTCCTAGATATTTCAGGTATACTCATACCTAAAACGTAGTCTTTTTCAGCTTCCTGATACTTTTTTATTTTTTTAACATCTTTCAAATTCACCACCTCAAAAATAAAATTTTATTATATTTTTTATAAGTGAAAATTGCATTTTCATCTGAAAAAATTACATTTTTTTAAAAATGGAATTTCTCTGCATACAAGGACCCCCCTTCCGCTCGCACATCCCCTAATTTTAAAAAGGGTATATAGGGATAGGGGGGCTTTATTGCCATTCTAAGACGTTTTATTTTATGTTTAAATAAAATATGCGTTTATTATTTATAAAAGCTTTTAAGTACGTTATTTTATTACCATCGCTCCTTATTAATAAGCTTCTCTTTTAAATTATTCTTTTGCTTTTCAGGATGTAATTTATTATGGCAATCAGGACAAACACATATTAAATTTCTATATTGTTTTCCTTTGTATGTATAAAACTTACTCAAAGCAAGTTCTGGATGCTTGTCTACAAACTGAACATGATGTACTGTATTAGCTTTAGTTATTTTCCCTAACTTTAAACATTCTTGACATTCTTCCTTTTGTTCATTAAGAACTTCTTTTCTTAACTTTCTCCAGTACTTAGATTTATAAAAATCATCTATCTTGCCTTGGTATAATAACTCTTCTATCCATTTCTTAAGTTCTAATTTATTCATATTATCACCTATAATAAATCAATAACTTTAAGCTTCAATCTATCGCTATGAACCTTCATATTTTTTAAAGCTTTCATAGTAGATTCATTTTTACCATTCTGTCTAGATAATCTTAAATATCTTCTTTGTTCTTTGAGTATATATTGATCTACACATTCTATTATATATTTTTGTTTACAGTTACTACACTCAAAGTAACTAACATTTATCATTAGCTCATCTATAGCTCTATGCTTTATATCTTTAGCTTCTAATAAGAACTCTTGCTCACAATTATCACATATGCACTTCATAACTTGTCTCCTTATTTTGTTTAGTAGAAACTGAATCTAATTTACCATGCATACAAGTTGTGACTTTACATTCTTCTACTTTACATTTCTCTAAATTATCCCTTTCAAATAATCTGTCTATTTCTTCTACACTATAGTATCTATATGATATAGGATCTTCTTTAAGCAAAACAAAATTATGCCCTTTAGATATTCTATTCCATTGTATATTAAGTGTATTTAGGTCTGCTTTTCCTGCCATTTGTGATATGTACATATCTTTAGTCACAACCTTAAAGCTATCTTTATCTTTTATATTATAATTTAATACTTTTTCTAATTCTTCTTTAGCTTCATTTAGTTTTTTATGAAATTCTTCTGTGTTTAATTCTAAGTCAACTACAACACAATTATTTTCCTTATCTTCTACAACTTCAAACATTTCTTCAAAATTATCAGATTTCATAGTTCTTATTCTATGCTTTTGATTATGTGTCTCTTTTATTACATAATCCCCTGCTTCTACTGTCTCATACTCTCTAGTCCAACTATCGAATATCAATAATAAAGGTTCTTTATCATATTCATCATTCATTGCTAATATAACTCTATCTTCTTTTATTTCATCTTCTAGCCATTTGTTATCATTTATTGTTTCTATCTTCCCATCCCATTTTACAGCTTCGATTATAGATTTCATTTTTTCTGTTTTAACTACATATCGCATCTATACAACCACCTTCCTATATTTTTACAAAACAAAAAGACTAGATCTCTCTAGCCTTTTTCAACATTAAACAATTAGACAACTTACTTATTTTTTATTTTAGGTCTACTATTACCCTAGCGACCGTACAAATAAAAATACATCATTTCTCTTTTTTCATTAAGTCATATTTTTTCTATATTATCATATTAACATGTTTGAACCACCATTAAAACACCATCTTTTCACCATCTTTTCACCAATTTACATTTGTATTGCATCAATCCCCCATAAAAGTATACTTAATTCTTTCAATATCTTATCTCTCCATCTTTTAGGAGTATTTTGTCCGCATGTATGTTTTTCTCTTATTTCATCATCCGTTTTCCCTTCTATATAAAACATTACAAATGAGTCTATAATCTCATATTGTCCTTTCTCTTCATATTCATATATCAAATATTTTATTTTAGTATCTACATATTCCATCATTTCAATTGTTCTTGCTTTACTTTTAGCTATACTCTCTAACCACAGATAATCCGATTTTACAAAAATAATATTATCTTCATCTCTAAATTCAATTTTAAGATTTATTTCATCTTTTATGCCATTAACATGCTCTTTCAATATTTTATAGTTTTCCATCAACAACTTAGTATTTTGATATCGTCTATCTTTTTTACTATTTACTATTTCAAATAAAGCTTCTTTTGCAATTTCTTTAGATAATTTCTTTACAAATTCTTTATCTACACTTTCATTTATAGCTCTTTTTAAAATTTCTTTCGATAATTCTTTAGCTCTATTTTCCATATTTATATCTTCACTTCTCATCTAATCATACACCCACTAACTTATCAAATATTCTTCTATTGTATTTCTAGCTTCTTCAAATCCATTACATACTACAGCTTTGTATCCTTGCTCATTAAGTTTTTTTATCCACTCTTTTTGTTCTTTGCTAGTTCTTCCATTTCCATACTTCATTTCTATGTATAATCCATTATAATTTTTCTTTGGCACTGGCAAGCATAAATCTGGAACGCCTTTCTTAACTCCAGCACGCTTTAATCTAATAGCTTCTGATTTGTTTCTTTTCCCACCATTTGGAACATGATATATTAATTCTAATTCAGGATATTTGCATATATTGACATTGCACCAATGTATTAATGTTATTTGTTCTGTTTCTTCACTTCGCTTCATGTATTGCAACACTTTTATCTCCTACGCCTTTTCTCATTTTTATTATTTATTAATTCCTTCAAATTTTATTTAAACAATATTACTTTCTATATTTCTTTAAATACTCTTCGAGCTCTTCCTTGCTCATTTTATAAGTCTTAACTTCATTAGCATGTTCATTCTTGTATTCATACTTAAGTTCATCCTTGTATTGACCCCAGTCCCAAACTTTTGCAACTGAATCTTGTCTTATATAATTTTCTCTAAGTTTCATTTTCTCTGCTCTACTTCTTATATTTTCTAACTGCAATAGCTAAAGCATCTAGTACTCCAACTACTACAACTGAAATTACTATAATTGCACCTAATATCGTTAAATCTTTCATGTATCTACCCTTTCATATACTATTTTCCTCATCATATAATCTTCTATTTTTCTATCACATTTATCTTTAACTCTTGATTTCTTAGTTCGTCTTTTGATATTTTCATATCGTTTTATATTCTTATCAGCGTCAAACTTCAATAGATTAGTTAATATGAATATTTTTCTTTTGCTTTCTTCTAAGTTCTCATTTAAATCGAAATTTTCTAGCGTTAGCTTACTTATTTGTTCTTTACTAGATTCTAATTTATGCTCAACACTATTTAACTTTTTAACTTTAGCTTCTAACTGCTCTATAGTTTTCTTTAAGTTGTTTATTTCTTCGTCTTTTTCTTCAATGATTCTATTATGTTTCTTTTTAGGTATTACTACCATTCCACCCATACTCTCATCCCCTTATATTTCTTTAACTATTGAGTCAAATTCTTTATGATAGGTTATTTTTTCTTTAGTTTTTATATTAAAAAATACAGTAAATTCCGAAGTGTTTCGTTCTACCAGGTAATTTTTACTTTCAACACCTAATTTTCTAACTAAAAATTCCTTTTGATTTCTAGTTAGTTTCTTTAATCTTTTCATATGTATTATTTCACCTTTCTAGTTTTTGTCTCCTGTCATACTCTCTAACAGCTAGTATATATATGTCATAGCATCTATCTGAATGTTGTATTTCATGTTTTTCTATTCCCATATCTTTTGCTATTTCTTCTGCTATTTTTATAATTTCTTCCTTGCCTTTTATTAATGACACTTAATTCACCTCTACAAACTCAACGTTTTTTACTATCAAGTCATACGTTCCTTCATCATTTTCTTTTATAGTGAAGTTTAAGTTATTTCTAATATCATCTAATTTAGCTGATATTTTAATGCCCGTATTAGTTTTGATATTCCTATTATTTAGCATTTTTTCAGCTACTTTTTTATCTATATTGAATCTAGATATATCATTCTTTTTAAAACGCTCTATAAAGTTATATTTAAGCTCTTTATCTTCATGGCTATTGAATATTTCATCTGCTATTTCTTTTACATCTATAACTGAATTATTTAACGCAATATGTTCTAGTACTTCCATAGCTCTATCGCATTTTATTAAGTTTACTATATGTCTATCCTTTATCCACGCATTTGATAGACACGCTTTAACTGATGCAATGAATACTTTAGTCTTATATGAATCATCATCTATCTTATAAGCTTCTAAGAAGTCATTTATAAACTTAGAGCTAATATTTTCTTTTTCAGAATCTTTATCTAGTATTTCTAAGTCATACTCGCTATTTAAGCTACTGATACCTACTAATGCACATTGCTTCGGTTTCTTAGTATCTGATATTAATTCTTCATTTAACTTCATTTGTATATTAAACTTATCACCCTCAAATTCTATTGAACGATTATATGCTGCTCTATAATCTAACTTTATTATTGCTACTCTATATTGATCTTTAACTGTATATAAGCATATAACTAAATCACATGAATCTGCATCTGAATCTAATTTCATTATGTCAAATAAATATGCTGCTATTTCTTTTGAGTTTTCTATAAATGTACTTTCATTATGTATTATAGATTCACAGCAATCTCTAACTATACAATCTTTTGTATTATCAAATTTAGCTCTTCTTAATAAATCATCTTTGCTTACTTTCTTTATAATGCTTTGTAAAAACTTATCTATCTGAGGATTTATATTACCCTCAAAATCATTTAATATCGGTTCATCTGATACTTTTGATAATACGTGCGTTATATATCTATGAATTATCATTTCAATCTCCTTTTTTCTATGCACTTGTCACATATAATTTCATTTTTTATTTTTTCTAGCTTTATTGCTCTATTTTTATCAACTAATATATTTTGCTTATCATCACAACATTTACACAATAATGTAAATAGTATTAATTCAACTTTTCTCTTCTGCATCTTTTACTCCCAAATCACTTGGTTATTTAATATACCTATTTGTTCTTTTAATGCTATTGTTAATCTATATTTTTCTACTATATCAAGTACATCCTCTAAATATCGTCTTTTTATAGCTTTATAACTATTAACATCAAATTCTCTTTTTATTTCTCGATATATATCACTATATACTTTCGCTCTTAGAGACTTATTTTTATACGCTTTACTAGCTTTTCCACCAAGAACTTGAGTGCCTACTCTTTTAACAGCTTTTGCTACTTCTTCACACTCTACAGCGAATAAAGGTATATCATCTTTAAACTCATTTAGATTATCTTTTACTTCTATCACTTCTTTTTGTACTGCTTGTATTTTCTTATCATGCATAATTAATGCTTTCATTTCTGTACTTAAATGCTGATAAGGATCTTGTTTTAACTTATTTTCTAATGCTTCTATGTATTGTTGTGTTTTATATCTAACTAATGCACTTTCTTTATTTAGCATTTGCATTATTCCTGATTTGTTCATTTTGTAGCATGGTCTTTCTTGATTATTTTTATCTATATATGAGCCCAGCGAAAAATTTCCCTCGGCTTTTATTCCAACACCTTTAAGTGTTTCAATCTCATTTCTAATACTTTTCATAAAGTCTTTGTGTTCTTTTTTAGTTGTATTTCCTTCTTCTTCTCTAAATTTATTTATTAGATTAACTATCTCTAAACTTGTCATTGTTACTACTTCCGTTATATTCATTATTTCATTCATTTGAAATCTCCTTATATTCTTCCAGTCTTTTTATTTGTATTGGTAATATAGCATTGTTTAATTTATTGCTATACTCAATTACTATCGGATGTGTAAGTCCATATTTTTCAATTAATCTATTCAATTCTTT